GCGTGTGTTTTTGAAAAGGCTTCCAGCCCCTTCTTTCATTTCGTAGGCCATCTTAAATTTCCTTAGCTTTTACTACTGGTTTAGGTGACGAAGCGGCATTACCATCATCGTCTGCTTGTACTACTCCAACTACTGCTGCTAATGCGTATCTACGCATATAGGTTAGTGCTGACCCTGCGCCTTGTGCATCAGGCTTAGTTACAGGTACAGACATTTCTTGACTCATAAATTCCCCTGATTTATGGGAAATAATGGTAGTTAAACGCATAGACCCATCGAAATATTCACCAGGGAATTGCATAACCGCCAGCCCATTTTCAGAAAGAAGGCTACGGCAAGCATCCCAAACAGACTCAAGGTCAGCATATTTAGACTTAAAAAAAGGATTAGCAGAGTCTTTAATCGCATGGGTCATTTTTCCTTGCACGATTGATAAAGCTAAAGTCAGATTAGCAATGGAGTCAGATGTAATCATTTTGCACCTCTAATTGTTGGAAAAGACTCAAGAGGGTTTCCAAAAATACCACCAAAATCTTCAAATACATTTTGTAGTAACACATTGCGTTTGTTGTTAGGTTTGCCACAAGCTGCACGAATAACATCTATATCGTCTTGTGCTAACTCTGTGCCAAATTCCATGTTGTCTAGCGCTATTTCTAAGCGCTCTTCCATTTCAATCATTAATTGATTAAGTTGTGACATCTAATTCCCCTTAGATACATAGCAAAATTGCTATAAGTAAGACTTTAAGCAAATTAAATTTAATTGTCAAGTGACTTGCAAAATATATTTAAATCTTTTAAGATTGTTGTATGAAAACAAATTTTAAGCTAACAGACTCTCAAATGATTGACCTTTTGGGCGGAACAAGCGCAGTAGCTAGAAAATTTAAAATTGCGCCTTCAGCCGTTGCACAATGGCGCACAAATGGTATCCCAATAGGAAAAGTAATGATGTTAGCCGCAGAATTAGAAAAAGCATCTCATGGCCTTTTAAATCGGCAGGATATGTTTCCAAAAGTGGCGTTATTAGTGTGGCCTGAGCTTGTGCCAAAAAACAACAGTTTTATTGATAGGGAATGATGTAGTATTGCAGTCCGCAGTAGCGCAAAAGGCAAGCGCAATAAAAGAAAGCTGGGATGGGCTAGAGGCTTGTGAGATAAATGCACAGGAGCAAGGGTCGACACCTTCGATAGCCGTCAAGAATAGGGTAGAGCCTACTTGAGTACCATCGTTACGGGATACATCTCTCTACAATATCGCCACTCGTGGCGTTGGTCGTGCTATGGAGAAAATGAAATGAAATGCAAATGTGGTTTAAGTTTCATGCTTGTAGAGTGGTTACATCACAGAAAGCGTGGATGGTGCAGTTACCAATGCCGTAAAAAAAACTTGTTGGAAAAACGCAACATTAGGGTTTTGGATAATGGACTTAGTTTGCAATAAGTTAGAAACTAAATTCCTAGACACAAATTACTTTGTCTAGTAACTAAAGGGGATTTAAATGACAGCTTATATTTATAAAGGCAAAGGCCACACCGGTGGCTATTTGCTAGTAGTAAAATCTAATGGCAAAATTATTTCAGAAAGAATTTATAGTACTTTATCTTCTGCAAAAGATGCGGCAAAAGATTGCATAGCTGGAAATTATTAAAAGGATTGAAATGAAAATTTCATACGAAACAACATTATTATTTGATTTGCCTGATGATGTAACACCATCTGAACAAATTGAATACTTAGAAAATGTTTTAACAAAACAACCAGAATTATTGCTTTTAAAGGTTACCGGTATTTCTAATATTGGCGTATGGGGAGAAAAAGAATGAAAGATGCTATTGGAGTTGCAATTCTTGGAATTATTTTAGGTTGTATGTTTGGTTATGGGTCAGCCCATGCACAGACTTATCAGATGAATAATCCACAAGGTTACAGTCAAGGTACAGTACAGATTCAAGGTAATACAGCACAGTTTGTAAACCCTATGGGTTATACCACTCAGACTGCTACTATTTACCCTAATCAGATTGTATTTACAAGCCCAAGTGGTTATACAACTGGCGTAGTAGGTACACCGCAATACACAACACCATCTAGTCCATCTACACCTACAAGCCCACGCACCCTACAATAGGAGAGGAGAATGTTTGATGAATTCTGGTCTATTTATCCACGCAAAGTTAATAAAGCAGTTGCACGAAAGTCCTGGCAACGACTTACAGAAGCACAGCAACTTATGGCTGCAAAAGCTATTAGCGTACATTGCGACTACTGGAAAGCAAAAGAAACTGAGTTAGAATTTATACCCCATGCAAGCACTTGGCTTAATGGCGAAAGATTTGAAGATGAAATAGTAATAGAACCCAAGAAAGAAAAGATTGATAAAAAGTGGATGTTTTCTAACGAAGGTATTGAATCTAAAGCTAAAGAGTTGGGAGTCTTGGGGACTGGTTATGACTCTTATGACAGCCTTAAACGCAAATGTATGAACAAGCTAGGCATGAGTGCGGTGTAAGACAGTTATGCAAATGGCGTAAAGAATGGGGTCTGCAAAAGTTTAGACTTTATCTTACTAAATATAAACTTGACGATAAGCTACTTCAAGATTTTTATACGCAATACGAAAAAGGCAACAGGGGAGAGGTAAACAAATGGCTTTAGATAAAATATTGATTGCAATGACAGGGTTTTCTTATTGCATAGTCGCAGTTATTCAGCTTAAAAAAGGGTCTATACCAAACGCAATGATTTGGGCTGGTTATAGCTTTAGCCAAATTGGACTTTGGATGGCGCTAAAGTGAAGGTTTTAGTGGCCTGCGAATTTAGTGGTGCTGTGCGTGATGCCTTCATTGGGGGGGGGCACGAAGCTATGAGTTGTGATTTGTTACCATGCGAAACTCCTGGGCCACATTATCAAGGTGATATATTTGATGTTGTTGATGATAAGTGGGATTTAATGATTGCTTTTCCACCTTGCACTTATCTAACATTAACTGGTAACAAATGGTTTAAACCTGAGTTTGCCGAAAGATTCCCAACAAGACAACAAGATAGAAAAGATGCTATTGAATTTTTTATGAAATTGGCTAATTTACCTATTTCTAAAATAGCTATTGAAAATCCAATAGGTGTTATGAGCAGTAATTACAGAACTCCTGACCAAATTATTCAGCCCTGGCAATATGGATTTCCTACTACTAAAGCTACTTGCTTATGGCTTAAAGGGTTGCCATTATTACAACCGACAAAAATTGTCGATAAAGGAGAAGTTGTAATATCTAAAAGTGGTAACAGAATGTCAAGATGGTATTACGAAACTTCTAAGTTACCCCTTAAAAATGGTGTTAGGGCTAAAGCTAGAAGCGTTACTTTTCAAGGTATTGCCGATGCTATGGCAGACCAATGGGGAACAGAAAAAGTAAACAACAATATGCAAATGGAGTTATTAAATGAAAGAATATGACCCAAATGACGCTATCGACTATATATACACAAATGCGCCAGCGTACGCCAAAGCGAAAGGTGAACTCGCTGAACTCGAGGCATTTAAGTCTAGCCTTAAAGCTATTAAAATGTCTGAATCGTCAGAACAAAGCCTTGGGGCACAAGAAAGAGAAGCGTATCGTAGCGAGGCTTACCAATCATTATGTAAGGCCATTGGACTGGCGACAGAAAAAGCCGAAGCACTTAGATGGAAATTAGAAGCAGCAAAACTTAGATTTGAAGCATGGCGCACACAAGAAGCCAGCAATAGAAACATAGAAAGAATGACTAGATGAATGACTATTCTGAAAACTACCTTAAACTTCAAAGACTAATGAAGTCTTACCATAATGCTACGCTTAAATGTGATTATGAATTAGCCACACAATTAGCCCATGAATTATCAGAAGAAACTATTAAATTAGAGTTTGCTACTTATGACCAGATAAGGAAACAATGGTTAAGCTAATGCGTAATATGTTTGCAAAACATCAAGACTACGCAGACTTTAAAGGATTGATAGCTACTAACCCTGGCTTTGTACCATGTGATTTAGATGGTATTGCAGAGCGCAATGGTCAATTTTTAATAATGGAATGGAAGAAACCTGGCGAAAAATTAAGCGAAGGTCAAAAGATTATGCTTAAAGCATTAGCCAAAAAAGATGGATTTATTGTTACGATTGTTGTGGGCAATACCAATGAAGAAACTATAATAGAAGGTTATTGGCAAATTACCCAAGATGGTGAGTTTATGAAATGTGGCACATCTTTTGCGGAATTTAAACAGTTTTATAGAGATTGGTATGCACTAGCAGATGGCAACTAAAGCAGAAAAAGACAATTATGCAAAACTGGCACGACTGGGCTGTATATTGTGCAAACAAACAGATGTGCGAAACCTTGACGATTCCCCTGTTGAAATGCACCACATCAGAAGATATGGAGGCAAAAGAAGCCTTGCACCTGTTATCCCTTTGTGCGCCATTCATCATCGACTTGGCGATACCAGTATTCACCAGCTTGGACATAAAGGGTTTGAAAAGCATTGGGGTTTCTCTGAAGAAGATTTGTTAACCCTAATATGAATGACCTTTT